CGTCAAAGACCGAAAAAAGAGGGGAAGACAAACTGGTTTTGTAGATTTGACTGATACTGGAAAAATGTTCAGAAGTTTAGATTTTAAAACATTGGGATTTAAGAGCACCTTATTTTTTTCAAATATGGAGAGAGCAAAGATCGCATCTTACCATGACACATTTGGCGTAGGTAAAAGAAAAATAACAAGACCTTTCTTTTCAATTGGTGATAAAGAGGAAGTAAAATTACAAAATGAATTTGCAAAGTTCTATTTTAAAGAGTTGAGAATATGAGCAAAAGAGAAAATATTGCAAGTGATATTATTACAAAGCTAGATGCAGTAACCAGTCCAATTGAATTCAAAAAAATTACAAGAGAGCCTTTTGAAGTTGAGGAATTATCAGATGCTCAATTTCCAGCTTTGTTTGTTCAATCTGGAGATGAAACAAGAGAGCCTGGAAGTATTGGAGATACTGGTAGTGGAACTTATAGAGGAGCAATAGATTTTTTAATAGTAGCTTTTGGCAAAGGCACAGATAGTAATATTGATACAGTAAGGAATCAAATTATTGAAGTGATTGAGGAAACTTTAGATAATGATGTTACAAGGAATGACAATGCAATAGATACACAGATTATAGAAGCTTCAACAGATGAAGGAACAATTTATCCTTATGGAGGAGTAAGGATAACTGTTAGAGTATTATATGAATTTACAAGAGGGAGTGCATAATGGCAAAACAAATACAAATGACAAAAGGGGATGATGTGATTAAATGTTCAGAAGATCATATAGAGCATTTTGAATCCCTGGGATATAAAGCAGAAAAAAATAGTTCCAAGAAAGCACAAAAAGTGCTAAAACAAGAAGAAGCAGAAAAGGAGTAAAGCATGGCTACACATCACGGAAAAGAGGGAGTTGTTACAATAGGTGGCACAACCCTGGGAAATGCAACTGGGTTTACAGTTGATACAACACATGATGTTGTTGAGGATACAGCATTAGGGAGTTCAATGAAATCATTTTTAGTTGGCAGAGGAACATTTACTGCAACTATAGATATGAATTTTGATGAAACAGATACTGGGCAGACAACAATGGTGCAAGGTTCTGAGTTAACATTTGCATTTTTACCAGAAGGAAATGCATCTGGAGATAGAAAATTTAGTGGCACTGGAATTGTAACTGGAATGTCAGTTGGTGTGCCTTTAGATGGTGTAATAACAAGAACTGTATCAATTCAAGGAACTGGCGGACTTACAATAGGCACTGTTTAAGGTTAAGTCATGACAGACAAGATTGATTACTTTGATGGAATAAGAGATCATTTTAGTAGTTTAGAAACTCAGATAATTGAAGTTCCAGAATGGGGGCTTGTTGGCGATAAAGCGATACATACAAAGCCTTTTAATATGTTGGAAAAGCAAAAGATTTTCAAAGGTGCTACTAATACTGATTTGATTGTTTTAATTGATGTTATTATAGAAAAAGCCTTGGATAAGGATGGCAATAAAATGTTTAATGGACAACATATATTAGCTTTCAAAACAAAAGCTGATACAAATGTTATTGCAGATGTTGCTACAAAGATCATGGGAACTGGTAATCCAGAGCTTGAAGACTATAAAAAAAACTAAAGGATGACGTTGAGCTTTATAATATTTTCAGTTTAGCAGAAAAACTTCATAAGACAGTTTACGAAATCTTGCAAATGTCAGTAACGGAATTTAATATGTGGTTAGCTTATTATGATATTCAATTCCAGGAGAGGGAAAGAGAACAAAGGTTAGCTCAAGCAAGAAGGTAGTAAATGGCAACAAAACAAGTAAATATTGATATTATAGCCAAGGATAAAACCAGGATGGCTATGAGATCAGCCCAACAAGGGATTGAAAGAGTCAAAAATTCAGTTTTCAATTTAAGAAATGCTTTTTTAGGAATTGGTGCTGGTTTAGTTGCAAAAAGCTTTTTAGATACTGCAAGAGAAGTTGAAAGACTCCAGGTAAGATTTAAATTTTTATTTGATGAAGCAAAAGAGGGGGAACAAGCTTTTAAAAATCTCATAAGGTTTGCAAGTGAAGTGCCTTTTACTTTAGATGAGATTCAAAGAGGTTCTGCAAATTTAGCAGTCGTATCAAAAGATGCAAAAGAATTAAATACACTTCTTAAAATTACTGGAGATATTGCAAGTGCTTCTGGTTTAGATTTTCAGACAACTGCTGAGCAAATACAGAGGACTTTTTCTGGTGGTATCAATAGTGCTGATCTTTTTAGAGAGAGGGGGGTAAGATCATTATTAGGTTTTGAAGCTGGAGTTGCGATATCTGCTGAGCAATCCAGGGATCATATATTAAGAGCTTTCAATGAAGGAACATTATCAGTTGTTGGTGCAAGTGCACAAATGGCAGAAACATTTGATGGTACTCTTTCAATGATAGGCGATAAATTTATAAGATTTAAAATTGCAGTAATGGATTCTGCACCTTTTGATTTTCTAAAAAAAATGGCAATGGTTTTAGAGCAATCATTAGAAAAAAACTTTGGTAGTATTGAGGAAGCTGGAAAAAAGTTTGGAAAAAATCTAGTTGAAGCATTTAAATCTCTTTTAATGGGAGGTGCAACTGTTTTAGATTTTCTAACTCCAATGTTTTCTTTTTTGCAAAAATCAATTGGGAATCTATTAAAAATAATTGAGAGTGTACCCCCAGCAGTTGCATCATTTGGAATAATTGGATTTTTATTATTAGGTCGTAAAGGCAAAGCTATGGTTTTGATTATAGGTGCTTTTATTGATGAAATAAGAAATAAAGTTGGTCAATTAATGGAGTCAATAGCTGATTTTCAAATATTTATGAATCAATTTAAAATTGTAAATCCTTTTTTATCTAAAGAAGATATAATTGCGGAAAAAAAATCTTTTGAAGAAATGAAAAAAAGAGCTATTGAAATGCAAAAACCAATGAAAAGTTTGAATGATGAGTTTAAAAAACTTGGAGATGAATCAGAGAAAACAACAACAAAAATTCAAGCTGGTTTAAATAATAATTTTGAAATTGGCACAAAATTTAGAGATATGGTCAAAGGTTTATTAGTTGACATGAAAACAGTTGGAGAAAAAACAAAAGAAGTTTTTTCAAGTGCTTTTGTTGATGTAGGTTTAGGAGATGATGATTTTTTCCAAAATGTTAAAAAGATAAATGAGAAAATGACTGGCTCAGAATTATTAGAACAAGACCCAAAAATGAATGCTTTAAAACAAATAGCAGATGTAGAATTGAAAGTAGCTCAAGATACTGCGGTTAAAAGGTTAGAAATAGCAAAACAAACTGCATTAAAAGAAAAACAAATTAGAGAAACATTTTTAAGAGAAAATCTTGGGATTATGAGGGCTGGTAATTTCCAGGAATTAAATATGGAAAAAATGACTAAAGAGCAAAGATCAGATTTAGTAAAAGCATCTTTAAGAGATACATTGGATCAAATGGCACAACATAATAAAACTGCATTTAAAATCAATAAAGCATTTAATTTAGCTCAAGCAATCCAAAATACTGCAAGTGGAATAACAAAAGCTCTTGCACTTGGACCTATTGGAGTTCCATTAGCAGTTGCTATTGGAGCAATGGGAGCAGTTCAAATTGCATCAATTGCTAATTCAAAATATCAAGGAAGAAGGCTTGGAGGAAGAGTTCAAAAGGGCGAACCTTATATGGTTGGAGAAGGTGGTGCAGAAATGATTGTTCCAGATTCTCCAGGAACAGTAATTCCAAATAATAAAATTAATTCGATGCAACAACCAGTAAATGTTAATTTTAATATAAACACAGTAGATGCAAGAGGATTTAATGAGTTATTGGTAAATAGCAGAGGTGTAATTGTTAATATGATAAATCAAGCAGTAAATGAAAAAGGTAGAATGGCAATCGTATGAGTGGAGCTTTACCAAAAAATAATTTTGCGACATTGAACCTTCAAAATAATCAAAAGACATTATTAAGTGTTACAGATAGTGGCAAAAGTTTTAGAAGGCAAATACAAGGACAAAGATTTAGTTTTACAGTTTCATATCCTCCTATGAAACGGTCAGAGTTTGCACCAGTTTTAGCTTTCATTATGAAGCAAAGAAATAGTAAAG